CGTACGAAACTAAAACTCTTCCAAAGAAATTAGAAGATGAGATTTCCAAGCGTTACCCACCTGAATCGGAGGAAGCAAAACAGTTACGCGACTTAAAAGCACAATTTGAGCAGTCTCAAAAAGAAGCTGCGCGCGAAAAGTTAGTTAATCAAGCGTTGTCTACTGCAACTGAAAAGAGCTTACCAGCAAAATTAGTAGAGTTCTTTGTAGGTGAAGATGCAGAAAAGACAACTGCTAATTTAGGTATCTTAGAAGCTGAATTTAATGCGGCTGTACAAGCAGAAGTTGATAAACGTTTTAAAGATGGAGGAACGCCACCACCACCAAAAGGCGGTAATCCTACAGCATTGACGAAAGAGGCAGTGCTGAAAATGACGCATGAAGAAATCAATGCCAACTGGGATGAAATCGTTAAAAACAAATTACTATAACCGATTATCGGTAAGGAGGAAATTACAATATGGCAATTACAAACTTTATT